GTATTCCTTTACCATTAGTAACAACACTAAAATTCGCGTTTTATACTTGTTCATCTTTAACAGACCTAGATGTTTCCGGGTTTACTGGTGTAACGTCTCTCGAGCAGGCGTTTAGAGGATGTGATATACTACAATCATTTGATGCAACACCGTTTACAAATGTAACTAATATTTACGGTGCTTGGAGAGATTGTTACACATTAACAACATTCGATACCACACCATTAACAAGTGCTACTGCCGCTTCATATGCTTGGGACGGTTGTACCGGTTTAAGTTCATTTAACACGGCTGGATTGATATCCGTGAAGACAGCAGTTGCTAGTTGGATGGGTTGTGAAAATTTATCCGTATTTGACGGTTCCCCATTAATAAGTCTTATTGACATAAGTTCTGCTTGGAGAGATTGTACAAAATTAACAAAATTTGATACTACAGCGTTCACATCTGTAACAAATGCTAACTTTAGTTGGTACGGATGTAACCGTTTAGTTCACTTTGATTCATCAGGTTTAGTATCTATTGTAGAACTTAAGCAAGCGTGGTATATTTGTACTCAACTGTATTGTATGACTGCTTTAAACACAACTAGTATTACAGAAAATAATAGAACTCAGTTATTCGCTGGCTGTAATTCACTACAACAACCAGATACAGCTGCTGTTACTGATTTAACAGATACGAACGGAGCAAATTGGGCAAACCCAAATACTTGTTCGGACTTTGAAGAAATTACTGAAAAAATAATTAAATTTGAGTATATTGAAGGTCCAGGACACACACCAACAAATGGGTATACATCAACCATTGGAACAATAAAACCAAATAATATATATTCTACAAAAACACTCGAATCCTTTATTTACATCAGGGGAGATGTAAATGTTGTGTACGTAAGGTTTAATGGATTGAAACTTAATAATGCAGACAACATCACAGTCTCTATTGACGGAGGAACGGAATACACCGTAGCTTGGAATACAACAGAAACAAGATACGAAACTGTTGCAAGTAATATTGGTACACCTTTTGTTGACGAATTAAATACAGCATTATCAGTAGAGAAACCAATGACTATTAAAAGTGTATAAATACTTAAAACATTACTTTATATAAAGGAAGAATATGATTATAAAATTAAAACGTTCAGAACAAGGTGGAAAGATTCCTCAAATAACTGACTTAACATTAGGTGAACTAGCTCTAAATACAATAGACGGAAAAGTGTACTTTAAAAAAGGTAACACATCCGGTACTGCTACTGAAGAGGTAATATCTCTTGGTACAGTAGGTTCTGATAGAACTGGAACACCATCAGTAACAAATAATATTTGGGTTGGGACACAAGCCCAATACGATGTTTTAGGAACTTATTTACCTGACGTATTATACTTTATTAAAGCTTAAATTATGATTACACTTGATACAGAGATTATATCTATACAACACCAACAAGGTGATGTTATTAAGGTTTACCAAGGGGCTGATGAATTATGGCCTGGTAGTCCAGTAAACTCGCAAGGGTTTTTAAAATACGATTTGTATAATATAAAACGTGAGTTTAAGAGTCCATTTTTAATAGACCCTAATGCTCCGTGGGACCAAACATTACCATCTGATTTAAGAAACCAATTCCAAGGACCTGATACTGGTATAGACAAAAAGGAATATTTATTTGACCAAAAGTTATGGTACACGCCAGGTAACATTCCTCAAGAATTTAACGGGTTCCCTGCTACTGGTTTATATGACCAAGATTTAGATTATAACATAACAAATTTAAGTACAGTATTTGCTGACCCATTTGATGACCACTTGGGTGCATTTGATTATGTAGGAAACTATGGTTCACATAATATCAGTACATATTTCTTAGGACCTGATACTGGTAAAGAACCAAAAAATTATTTGTTTGACCAAAGTTTATGGTACACCTCTAGTAATATTCCTTCTGACTTTAACGCAATACCTCCAACGGGTGAATTTGACCAACTCGTTACTTATGATTTAAATAACATAAGTACTGAATTTAAGAACCCGAGTGGTATTATTGGAAACGGTGAATTTGATTATGTAGGAAACTATGGTTCACATAATATCAGTACATATTTCTTAGGACCAGATGCTGGTAAAAATCCTCAGAGTTATTTGTTTGACCAAGATTTATGGTACACTTCTAGTAATATTCCACAAGAATTTAACTCGTTCCCAGCTACTGGGGTAACTGACCAAGGGTTGTGGTATGATTTATCTAACATCAGTACAAAATTTATAAGTACAGCATCAGTAGGTGACCCGACTGCTCCTTGGGACCAGACACTAAATTCACACTTTAGTACAGATTTCTTAGGACCAGACGCAGGTGACAATTATAAAACTTATATCAAAGACCAAGAACTTTGGTACACTTCTAATAATATGACATCTAGTTTTGTAGGTCCTGGTAGCACTGGACACTACGACCAAAACTTAGTTTATAGTGTAAGTTCTATTGCTAATAGCTTTAGACCTTAACTAAAAATTAAAAATTAAAAAACAATTATAAATAATAAAACAAAAGGAAAAATATGGCATTATATAATGTAGATTCATCAGGTAATTACTTGATATCAATAGGACCCAACGCTCACACAGAGTCAGAGATTGTTAACCAAGATGCAGGTGATACTGATTTTGAGAGTATAAGAGAAACACGTATTCACTGGAGACTACAAAACATCAGTACAATTTTTAGTTCAGCAGATACATTAATTACTACAACAAGTTTATCAGTCGGTGATAGAATTTTTATCCGTCTAAACAACGGTACAATTATTGACACAACTACTCCTAACTCAGCACCCGCTGAAGGTTCTGTTGTTCCAATTATGTCATCGAACTCCGTTCCAGAGGGTGTAGCCTGGTCAAACCGTGACGGTGGTAATGCTTGGCACGCATTTGACCAAAATAATGGTACTGGTTGTCGAGCTGCGTGGAATCAATCAGGTGGAATTGTTCAATACACATTCAAAGACAACACTCCAGTACATATTAATAAATTTTATGTAAATTGTGATGGTAATGGAAATAATGTTGCGCTAAAGATTGAAGGTTCTGTAGATGGTACTAACTGGTCTACTATTGGTGAATACCCAGTAAGAAATTTAATAAACGGTTCTACTTACAATATAGAATCTCCAGGTGCGTTTAGTGCTTATAGAATTACTAATACAAATAAAACTTACTTTAATGTAGAAAGTTTTGACTTATTAGGTGAAGGTGTTAGTGTTGATTTAAGTGCTTACACAAACGGAGAAACTCCAGACCAAGTATTTAAGTTTAAAGACACAGTTGCATTTAACGGACAAACAGCTTCAGAGAAAGATATTTTTTATGAGTACGGTTCAACTGGTACTAAAATGAGTGCAATCAGTTTGTATTCAGATATTCCTTTAACTGGCCGTCAATTAGTAACAAGAGTAGATTTTGAAACTGTTGGTAACGAAGTAAGAGAAATTACAGCCCAAATTTATAAAGCACTGTAATCAAGCAGGAACGAAAGGATTAATATGGCATTAACAAATATGGTATCACAAAGTGGATATTTACTAAGCATTGGTGAAAATGCAGAAGGAATATCTGAAACAGTAACACAAGAACTCGTTCAAACAGACTTTATTGCGTTAGAACGAAATCGTGTAATGTGGCAGTTACCTAACATAAGTTCCCCTACATCTTTTGCAGATAATTTAATTTGCTCAGATGTACAAGACGGTGATGAACTTTTAATAAGAACCAGTGACAACACTTTACACACGATGATAGTATCCGGTACAACTTTAGTGGACACAGCAATGGATTACGCTTATATGAGAAGTAATACATTCCCAGCTGGAATAGTATCAGGAACAAACGACCCAGGTAACGCTTGGAAAATTATGGATGGTAGTTTAGGGTCACGGACTTATTTGTCTTGGCCTAGTAGTGTATTCACTTTTCAACTACCAAACAACGACTTAAAGCAATACAACAAATATTTCTTCAAAGCTCAGGATAACAGTGGTGGAAACCTTAGATACTCAATAGAAGCAAGTACAAATGGAGTTGATTATACAGAAATTAGTCCAACTCAAAATATAATAGCAAATGGTGTTTACAGTATACAAAGCCCTGGGATGTATTCATATTACCGTATTCGTGGATATGACCACTCGTACGGATACCAATTTACACTATTAGGTGATGGTGTACAAATTGATACAAGTGCTATCACAAATGGTGAAACACCAAGTAATGTGTATTTGTTAAAAAATACAATAAAATACAGAGGGACTGGTGTACCAAGTGGTGGTGCACAAACTGAAATGATTAGAAATAATATCAGTATTAATGAAATTCAATCTAGTCACGGTTCGTTTTTCTTTGAATACGACGATGTACACTTTCCAAATGACACCGGTGATGGTGGTCTTAGAGAATGTATCACAACGGTAACAATGGCAAAACCAGGAACTGTGGTAACTAATTTAAATGGTTATTTACAAAAAGCATTACCAGTGGTACCATCATTTAGTGTTTCAAAAGCGACTGCAGTTAATAACGCAGTAACGGTTCATTTTCCAACTGATATTTTAGCAACTGGAGATTTAACTCAAAGTTGTGTACTCGAAGTTTTTAATGGAACAAATACTGTAACAGTAACTCCAGACACAGCAACACCAGGAACAGATTTAGTTGTATTTAACTTTCCAGCTAATACAATAATGCACGGTGATGTTGTTAAATTTGTTTACAACGACACAAAACCTCTTGATAAAATTAAACAAGTAGGTACATTGATTGAACTCTCTGCTGGTAACTACGATGTTATCAACACAGTTCCATAACACATAATTATAACATATTCCACCTTCAAGTTACCTTAACAAAAGTATAAATACTATAAAAGGTGGAATATGACTCAAAAACCGTTTTATAGTTTTAGTACTTCAACTGAAACTGGACTTAATAATATACCAGTCAATAGTCTAATACAATTAGAATACCCTACTGACGGCCCACAATACCTTATTTTACTAACTGAAATAACAAACGCTACTTTAAGCATTGACGATTTTGTTAACAACAATATAAACGACTACGCAAACTTAACAGCTGGACATATACACGAATACGATACTTTAACTCACACGTTACGAATACTTATGCCTCTTCCTAAAATTACAGATTTTAATGCTTCTGATACAGAGACAAATAAAATCGTGGTAAGTTGTACATTCAATGGTGCTGAACGTTTTGATTTATACGATGGTGGTACTTTATTAGAACAAGATATAAATTATACCGTGGTAAATAATACACTAAGTTATGATTACCCGGTACCTACAAGTACAACCCCTTTCCCAAATATGAAGTTTAAGGCAATATTCAGACAACAAGAACTTTTTAGTAATGAGGACTCGGGTGTTGCTTTAGATGACCCTACACCAATTATAGATTTAACTGCAACAGATGGATTAGGTCAAGTCACTTTAACGTGGACAGATTCTATTGGATTCCCAGCAGTTGTACAAACACTTTGGACTGGGCCTTTAGGTAGTAGAGTACAAATAGCAACAAATGTTAGTTCACCTTATGTTGACAACTATGTGGGAACACGAAATTATTTTATCGTTGCGGATAACGGTGTTGGACCAGCACTAGACTCAAATGAAGTAATTGGGACTGGTAACGAAGTACCAGGAACAATAACAGATTTCAGTGCAACTGATACTATTACTGACCAGATACAAATGACATTCACACCTACAACCGGATGGCCTGCACCAACATATAACTTATACGACCAAAATGGGATTATTCAATACAACATTACCTCAGGGTATATGTACACATATATCGGGACAAAAAACTTTTATGTACAAGCTGTAAATGATGTTGCGTTACACCCAAACGGAGTAAACTCAAATGTGGATGCTGGTACTGGTTTAGATACACTAGAACTAGATTTACCATCACCTACATCATCAGGGACAATTAATTTAAGAAGTTTCATTGACGCTAATAACACAGTACTGATAAGTACATACGGTAATCCAGCAGTTCAAGCGGCACATACAAGAATTAAAGTAAGTAACGCTTTCACACAGCCTAAAATTATTACTGGGGACTTAACTGGATTAGATGTTACATTTGTCAACAACGGAGAAGTACAAGGTAATACATATAGTGGTACTGGGTTTGAAGCGACAAGCCCAATTAAATTAATTAATAACGGTTGGATACGTGGTGCTGGAGGTAAAGGTGGTCAAGGTGGACACGGTGGAAAAGGAGCTAATTCTTCAACAAGTTCACAAGCTTGGGTAAATTTGAGTTATTCACCAAATGTAACAGATTGGAGATGGCAAGTTATTGGTGGACAAACAACTCACCAAGCCACTATTATTGATTTAAACGGTGCAGGTGTTTATATTAACCATAATGGTTTTTATAATGGACCATTTACTGTAACTGAAGGAACATTTAGAAAAGGTGCACACGTTAGTGGTGCCTATCCTAATACACAATATTTTGTTCTTCAACAATTACAAACAACCGGAACAAATTATACGGGTGGTCAAGGTGGACAAGGTGGCT